TCTTGACCTTTAAACCGAGCGGCATAGCTATACCCGATATGGTTTCTGGCACCTTGTCGTTCGTTGAAAACACACCATAACGGGTATAGTGTCGGGATCACCAGCGTTTTTTATACCCGAAGAGGACGACGTTTGACGTGTCAGCCACACAGATATACCCGAACGGGGCTATACCTGGAGTGCTGACAGGACGTCTGCTGGGTCGATCTCAACGATAGACGGTGCACCGCTAGATACCATACCACCGCCGAAGGCTGATGCAGGGATCAAATCCACCATGGTCGAGTTGATTAACCGCATGGCTAGGATACAAGCATAGTCTAAGGCCATACAGAAGTCATCCGGTCGGCTGGGATTACGCATGAAGATACGACGGGTTAATCCACCGACTTCATACACTTCCTCGTACGGCGACAACAAGTCATCCGTGTATATCTTGAACTCGCTTTGTGGCGGGAAGAAAATACGACCGTACTTGATGGCCAGGAACAGGATCTCTAGCGCTGTTGTTTTATCTACCGTCCAGCGGTGCTGACCCAAGGTAGGGCTGTATGCAAATAGCCGGTTCTGTCGGACGTACATGATCTGAACGACAATGATACCGAAACGTTGTGAAAGCATTACGTTCTTGTCGAAGCCCATACCGTAGTCCGCGGCCATCATGGCACATTTGTAGAACTTGTGTGCCTTGGCGATTTCAGTAAGTATTTCATCAGGGTTAAACCCGATAAAACGCCGTGCCCACAGGACGTCGACCTTTCCATCACCGCGTACCCCCACGATAGTGTGTACCGTGAAGGATTGTTGTTCAGCGCCGCCCCAGTCGACACCGCTCACAGTAACGACATAGCGCTTGAGCTGTTCTTGTAGCGTACTGATAGACGGGAGCGTGGACTGCCTGTCGATGTCTTTCTGGGTAATGATCCGCGCACCCAAGCTATGCGAAATACCCAGTACTTCCTGCATGATGATCGACAACGGCAGACGCAGGACTTTACGCACGATTTTCTGCCAGTTGTTCGGGTCTTCAACGATGGCTGGTACTACGATCTGTGGAATATGGTACCCACGGAACTCGCTCATACGGCCAGGGAACGCAGGTACCCATTCCCCGGTGCGTACATTCAAACGAGCATCACAGTAGACACAGTGGATGCCATCGGCCTGAATCATATCCAGGGCCTTACCCTCTTCCGTCGGAAAGTTCCAGGTGGTACAACTCTCGCAACGCATCGCCCACTCACACTGGGATGACTGCTGCCAGAGTGATTCGATTGTGTTATCCGCTGTCTTGGCGGTACCCGTGAAACGTCGTACACCCCACTTGGACGCCGTCAAGGATTCCGAGATAATGGGGATGTTATCCACGAGCTGATCTTGTATTTCGTCAAAATCGATCCGGTCTGCATAAATACCGCGGGCACGATCTGACGATGTCTTTGCATAGGTGAGCTGGATACCGCTGCCGTGGGCGAACGCCTGGTGGTGAACGGATTGAATGATGCGTGAGTCAGACAACACGCCTTCCGCGTCCTTCAATTGAAGTTGTCGTGCAAGGTCGCACGAATTAATAGCTTCAGTCAAGTAGAGAACAGAGTAACGTTGAGTCTGTTGTTGTAACGGAGCTACGTACAGCAACTGCAACTGTGGAACAGAGATTAAATCAAGTATTTCCGACCGACTGAGATTCAGTGACTTTCCTATTTGCCGGCCACACATGAATAGCGTGTCCGGAACATAAACATTATCGTACATCGGTCGGAACTGTGGATGGTTGTCCAGTGAATACGGCTTGCCCCTGAGCTTGAATAGCAGGGGAAGTAACTCGGAACGATGGAACTTACGCGCAGCCTGCGCTACGTCCTCCCGTTCTGAATACGCTCTGATACTAGCTAAATCAGAGAGGGACAACGATGTTTCAGTTATATCAGCTGTGGCGATGCTCGCTTGCATCGACCCATGCTGTTGTGTTAGACTATTCTTCGCAATTGAATTCATATCGGAATACACAATACGAAATTGTGGTGCCGATGTCAACATACAAGCGGAGGATAGATGCAAGCCAGCAAATCGCCGTTGGGTTACCAGCGGTTAAAGGATGTCCGAGAGGTTAGACAGTGGCCTCTCAGAGATCAACCCCTGACTGCGACGCCGCGGTACGGGATGAAGACTGTCAAATCACATAGAAGAGGAGAAACGCGAATGAGTAGATGGTTACGTTATGTTTGACGTGCTCATCTGTTTCGGTTTCGCCTCTCTGATCATGCGCTTTAGTAGAGTGATGACAAAGGTGGAAGACAATGTCGACCGCACGAGTCATTTTATCGAATTAGTGCAAACCGAACTCCGTAAAAAAAAAGCATAAGGAGGAACCGTGTACTGCTCGATTGTTCTCTTGTCCATAGCCGGCTGGTATTATATCGGGCGGCTTAGGGCCCTCAACGACTTTGCGGGGGGCCAGGTAGCTGCGTTCCGTGACGTCTGCGAGGATGCAGTACAACGGTCCGCGGAGTCGAAAACCAAGCGCACACAGGCACCCCGTCAACCGGCGCAGGTTGATGGATTGGAGGCACCTGATGAGTTTGGTGTGTAATGAGGGATGCGAAGGGAGGCGCCGATGGGCATAGGTGGTGTAATCATTGTCGGCGGGACTATGCTGATAGCCGCTCTTGATGGTGGATTGTCGATGCTAGTTCTCGGTGCAGTTACAGGGGGTAGTGCGTATTTAACAACGCGTAAGCGATTCGCACGTCACCCCCGTGCTGCACTGAGGATACAGCGGCAGGTATTAGAAGGTAATGTGCGTCAGGCCAAGGCCATGAAAGCGACGCCTGACGAAGTGAAAGCGCTTCAGCGAGAGGCTAAGGCACAACTGGATGAACTCGGAAAAGTCGTCGAGCAGCAGGATTGGGGTAATAAGGAAATGGCTACCGTCGTTGGTGTTGCCAGTTTCGCGTTTCCGCTCTTCGGTTTGATGACTATTGCCGCAGTAACCAGTGATAAGTGGTTATCGTGGTTCAAGAAGATACCAGAATCTCACAGTGACGACGCCTGGCCTAAGCTGGGCTAAATACTACCCGTAGTTTAGACTACGGGTAGGCGAGGGATCCCATTAAGGGCCCTCGTTTACATACGAAAAAGGAATACCATGTCTGAGGATACGAAAGATATAGCAATTGAGTCCGATCACATTAACCCTGATCCGTTTTGCCCTGTACGTTTAACACCGATCCGAAATCGGGGCCGTGTCACGGACAAGTACATGATCGAGTTGCAACGCCCCGACAGTCCCGAGTGGGCCGATATCGCCGGCGTACGTGCCGTGCATACCGCAAATTATCGGTTGGTTACCAACCAGCAAGTACACAGTATGGCAGCCGGTGTCATGGCCCAGACGGGTATGACGTTCAAGCCGGTCCACACGTGGGGCCAGGGACATTCCAAGAGTCTTCTCTGGAACGGCCGGCACTATCTGGAACGTTGGTACACGCCGGATGTCAAGGTTGCCACGCCTCATGGTTCGGAGATCATGCTAGGTCTCGAAGTGCGCAACAGTTACGACGGTGCCTGCAAAGTCGGGCTGGCGTTCTTTGCCATGCACTGTGCGTGCAGCAATCAGTTCTACGGTGACAACATTCTCGGTCAACCGTACAACTTCAGTCACATCGGCCAGTCCGGTGAACTGACCGGAGACATCGAGGGCGCCCTGGGTGAACTGCAAGGCAAGGCCGAAGCCTTCGGACGTATCGTCCCCACGATGCGTGCGTTGACCGAAGCCCGGGTCGAATCACTTGAGGACTTCCTGGTACTGCGTCGGAAGATGACGGTGACGACAGGACTGGAGTTCCGTGATCGTCAGATCCTGGATGAACTTGATGGTCATGGCATCACCAGTAAACTCGGTATCGTTGTGGGTAAAGCGTATGGGCCACCGGATTCGCTCTGGGCACTCGCCAACGCGTTCACAGCTGTTATGACGCATGCAGTAGGTGGGCTCCGTGGGCAGGATCAGTCCGGCCGTGCGGTGGACTTCCTCGTTACGGAAGCCAAGGAAAGACTCGCTGCTTAAGCA